CGAAGGGTATCAGATAGTACATTGTTATAGATTTCGATGTATTTCATCACCCACTTATTGAATCTATTCAATAGTGTGGCGTTGGAACACAGAATCTGTTCGTGCGTTCGTGCCATCAATAGACGAGTTGGATCTACCCGGAGCATATCAGTTTGAGAGAAGACTAGGTCTTCCGCTGATAGCTCAGAGTTAGATCGCAACTGGTCGACCCGACCTTGCACATCAAGTGCATGATCGAATCCGACTTCTATTGATGGGATGGACAGGAGTACCGATTGGGCATCCCCACCTTTATACACACTCAAGAGACCTCGGACACTCTTTTCGAATGTCCTTATAGAATCTTGAGATTTGTATAACCCACCCTCTAGAATCTTTGCCTTGAGATCAGCAAGATACTCGAACATTAATCCAAGGATTAATTTCCGATTATATTGTTGATTACAGGACAAATGGTTAGAAATAAACTTAGAGAAAAGCCGTAAAGCTTTCTCTTCAAGCCTACTCTGATCATCCCCTTTAACAGGGAGATTCCAGAACTGAATTATCCTATCGGACCACCTATCAATTCTTTGGTAGGGCATCCGGAGACTTTTCAGGAACAGTGGGACCAACCCCGGGTTCATACTTAGAGGGTCTATAGACCAACGAGATAGTCCATTTCGGAGCTCGTTTGCTATCAAGAATCATTTCTTGATACCAACAAAAGCTTCGAGAGGGAATCCGGTGATCTCTTCCCCTTTGTAGTATATTCTCTTGGCAAACTCATATCCGTCTTCTGACGTATATGATTTTGCTTCAGAGAACTCGACCCCGAGTTTGTTCATAGAGACTTTGTACATCTCGGCTACCTCCTTATTGGCAATCACCACATCGTCACCAAGGACAACATAGTCACTAAAATTTGGAATTCCAAGTTTTAATGCTATTGCCTTAATGAAGATATGATGAAAGATGTTAAGGGTTGCCCACGAGCTGTATGCCCCCATCGGTTGACCGGTTGCGTATTTTACGTAACGGTCTTCCCATGGAACATAAAACTCATGATCAACCATAACTTCGCGCCAAGCTTGAGCGTACTCCTTATCTTTGACCATTTCACCTAGGATATATTCCTGTATATAAACAGGGATTCTATCTGTGGCTTTGGTCAAGTCTAATGAGTACTTGCAGCCTTCAGGCTGGAGAATAG